AAGCTCCTTGTTTAGGTGGGTTAAACGTATTAGACATACCAGAAAATGATTTGAATTTCGGATTAATATTATAAATAAATAAAAAATAAAAAAACAAAAAAATGATACAAGGAATTAGAATAACAAGCACAAATTTATCAGGACTAACGGCAAACGTTACTTTTTATCCCACAACTGGTGGGTCAGAAAATTTAGGATCTGAAGTAATACCATTTAATAATATTTCGGTTTATCCTTACGGAACATACGAATTAGACGTTCCATTATATGATAGAATATATGAAATAATTGTACCAGCACCATTAACAGGTCAGAGCGCATATACTCAAACAGTAAGATCGGTTACCGTTGACGGAGGAGTACAACCATTCTCAGGAGCGGTATTATCTGAAGTATGGGGAACATACACAACAGAATATATTACAGATGAAGGAATACCATCAACTGATATTGTTTTAGCTGAAGGTATTTGTTCTGATGATGTGGATGCAGCATATTTACCCGGAAATATCGGTGGATGGCCAACAAGTATTAATTCTTTCTTAGGTCCGTTTATGTCCGGTGGATTGGCAGGTTATCCGTTTGTTGGTAGTGTTGGATTTGGAGCATTTGCAAGTCACGTAGCAACAACTCTTGGTGGAACCTTGTTTGTAACAAGCACACCACACATTGGTGTTACTGAAGATGGTCGTTCAGGTAGAATGTTAAGAAGAGGTAAAGCCGATAGTATTACAGATAATACTTGTGGTGCCGTTGCGGGTGCAATTGACCAAGTTGTAAATCAACTAAGTTCAGCACCAGATCAAAATAACGCACCTTTTAATAATGAAAATTATTCTTTTTGGAAATTGACGGATATTTTATGGCCATTTAAATCTACTTTAAGTGGATTCACAGGAACTACTGAAGAGGTTTATAATAAACAAATGATATTTGCCACAGAAACTATCAGGGATTCTGCTTATGATTATATTATTGCAAATTTACCAGCAGCAACAACCGCTAATACCACAAATGATGTATATTTTTTAAGTGGTATTTTTATTAATTCTGATGTTAGTTCCGGTACAACACAATTTGAATCATATGTTGTTGTTGATAAAGTTATGAAATATGAATTTGGTATTGGGTGGGGCGATATTACTGTTGATTATAAGTTGGGATTACCAATTGACTAAATAAATTAAAAAATAAAAAAATGGTAACAAAATATATAGTAAATAACGTAACGGGTCAAACAATAGATGGTAATGTAACCATAAATGGGAATTTAAGTGTTACAGGAGTGACCACAGGAAATTTGGCAACTTACAAAGCATTATTAACTGATATAGGTTCTCAGACCGGTACAAGCTTAAATAATTTTGGTGGTCTTAATGGTGGTTTTATTATAGGTGAAGTTTACACGATATCCACTTATGTTAGTGGTGATAGTTTTAGTAATATTGCTAATGTAACAAGTGGTGTTATAGACACAACGGGATGTATATTCATTGCAACAGGGGAAACCCCAACAAATTGGAATAACGGTTCTACTTTAGAATCTAGCGGTAATTTAGTGGTAACAGTATTAGAAAATAACTTGGGATTCGATATTGAGTGGATTGAGGATTTTACAGGGGTTTATGTAGGGTTTAATTCAACTACAGGTCCGCTGTATAATACTTTTAATAGAAATTCAACATTCCTTTTAGGTGGAAATCAAACACCAATTTTTGGACCTACCCCAATAGAAACTTTTATATTTCCCAATAATTTTAATGAGAAAGACGATAGTATTATTCTTTTTGTTATTGATTTAAGTGTTCCTGAACCAGTCCCTAATAGTTTGTATTATTACTCGATTGAGATTCAAATTCTACAAGATTTAGATACCACACCAACAGTAATAAGTGGAACCACAACATCATTTCCTTTTACAAATGTAAGTGTTGAGTTTTATTGTGGAGATATGTTTATTCAATCTTTTTACACAAGTGGTGGTACTATTGTTAATAACATATCTGAAGTTGTTACCATATTGAATACAGATACTAATACAAGTTTTCTTGGTACGTTTTCTGATGATAATGGAAACATAATTTTAACTATGGCAACAAATCTTGAAACTCAGTTCTGTGCTAATAGCACATTAACATTTTATGTTTTCAACGACTAATAAAAAAATTAAAACAGAAAAAAATGATAAAATATATTAAAAGAAAAAGTGATAACAAGTTTCTACAATCTTTAGAAAATGATATTTGGGTTGATAACTCAAAAGATGCTTATGAAATGACATATAGAGAGTGTGAGGAAACAAAAACAACATTACTTAATACATATACTTCTGAAGAAATTAGTGAAGTTTTTAACATGTTTAAGAGTAAACCTAAGTCAAGAGAAGAAAAAAAAGAATCACTTAATTTATTAAAAAATAAATAATATGAGAATAAATATTTTAACAGAAAATGATAAGGTAGAACAAGTAAGAGAAGCTTGGGTAAATAAAAATGTCATGAAAATACCTTGTTCATCAACAGGAGAAGAACCTGCAACTCATTGGTTTTGCACAATGGCAGGATCTGAGGAAAAAATGAATTCTATTTACGCTAAGAAAAACTTATCTATAATGGAATTAGAAATTGGCCCAAAAGAATTTCTTAATAAATGGAATCTGAAAATTATAAGATAGTAAAAAATTTCATCAGTGATGATGAGGTTAAACTAATTGTTGATTGGGTTGATTCGTTAAATCCTGAAGATGGAGATCCGAATTACCACTTAAGTGAAATCTCAAAAACACTGAAGGGAAAATCTTGTATTATAGACATCTCAAATACCGAACTTACAAACTACATTACAAATTTTCAATCAGTTTCTAAAGTTTCAAAACAAGAGATACCCGCAATTATCAAAACTATTTTTAAAAGAATATCTGAAGAGAATAATCTACCGCTTGATAATATCTTTATTCAAGCGGTTGACATGAAAAAAGGTGGTAGAATACAACCCCACTATGATGCATCACTTGATGGTTACATAAATTATAAGTGTAACATAAGTGTGTTATCAGAAGATTACAAAATTTTTATAGACGGTTCATCACCTGTAATCGAACAAAAAGACCTATATTGTTTTGAGGCTTCTTTATACAAACATTGGACCGAAGAGTTTAACTCAAGAAGGGTGTTTTTAAGTTTTGGTTTTATAGTTCCATATAGTGTGGTTGGAAGGACGGAAAACGACCCAAGAGTTAGATTAAGTCAACGGATATCAAAATATTTTCAAAAACTTAGTTGATATAAAACAAAACAAAAACTATATTTATTTACGAAGGTAAATGCCGACCTTATTCGGCAGCTAATACACCAAAAGTAAAAAATATATGATATCACAAGAAGAAATTAAAAGTTTCCTCGAAGGCAACGACCCTGAGGAACATATCGTAGCAATAGAATACGACTACCAATCAGACCACATTTTTAAAATAAAAGAAGTTCCCGGTAAAGGAAAATCAATTAACAGAGACACATTTATTGCCTTTGCTTGGGTTGGAGACCTGCATGGACTTAATTTTTATTCTGGATCCAAAGAACAACAGAAAGAGGCAATGACCAAATATGGTATCATAATTGATAAATTAAGAACCGACGGTAATGAAAGATTAGAGAATGGTTTAACATTTCTTGTTAAATCTCTAAAGGGATACAGAACCCTTATTCAGTTCTTCCGTGATGGAGGAATTGACCCATGGGGTGAAAACGCAAAAGATAGAATAATGTTATTGTCACCTGTAGAACAATACTTGGTCTCAAAGGAAAAACGATTATTTAAAGGATTTGACGAATATAACGACATTACTAGGTTTGTATTTGACCTTGAGACTACCGCCTTAGAACCAAAGGACGGTCGTATCTTTATGATTGGGATCAAAACAAACAAGGGATTTATGAAAGTAATTGAATGTAAAGACCCTGATGAAGAGAGAAGAGGTCTTGTTGAGTTTTTTAGAACCATAGATGAGATTAAACCGTCAATTATTTCTGGATACAACTCAGCAAACTTTGACTGGTTTTGGATATTTGAGAGATGTAAGGCCCTTAATTTGGACATTAAAAAGATTGCAACACCAATGATCTCAAATAAAACAATCTCACAAAGGGAGTCTATGTTAAAGTTGGCAAACGAAGTTGAGATGTTTAACCAAGTTAAAATGTGGGGATACAACGTAATTGATATAATTCACTCCGTTCGCAGAGCTCAAGCAATTAACTCAAACATTAAAGAGGCAGGTCTAAAGTATATTACAAAATTTATCGAAGCCGAATCTGCCGATCGTATATATATTGACCACACTAAAATTGGATCAATGTATGCAGAAAAAGAAGAATATTGGCTAAATATCCAAAATGGTAATTATAAGAAAGTTGGGTCAGATCAAAAAATTGATGAGATATGTGTAAGACGAGGAGACATTTACATTAAAACAACTGGTGATAATATCGTTGAGCAATATCTTGAGGATGACCTTGACGAAACTCTATTGGTGGATGATGAATTCAACCAAGCAACATTCCTATTGGCGTCATTAGTTCCAACAACATATGAAAGAGCATCAACAATGGGGACAGCAACTCTTTGGAAAATGGTAATGTTGGCTTGGTCATATAAACATGGCTTGGCAATACCACAGAAAAAAGAAAAAAGAAACTTTGTTGGTGGATTATCTAGATTATTAAAAGTAGGGTATTCTAAGAACGTATTAAAGCTCGATTACTCCTCACTATACCCATCCATTCAGTTAGTTCACGACGTGTTCCCTGAGTGTGATATAACGGGGTCAATGAAGGGGTTTTTAACTTACTTCCGGAATTCTCGTATTATGTATAAGAATTTATCTGCAGAATATAAGACAATTGATAAGAAAAAATCGACCTCATATGATCGTAAACAATTGCCAATTAAGATTTTTATTAACGCATTCTTCGGATCATTATCAGCTCCACATGTATTTCCTTGGGGTGACATTGATATGGGAGAACAAATAACCTGCACGGGTAGACAATACTTAAGACAAATGTTAAAGTTCTTTAGTAAAAAGGGGTATAGTCCTTTGGTATGTGACACGGATGGTATGAACTTCTCATTACCTGATGGGGGTGTTGATGATAGAACATATGTTGGAAAAGGAAAAAATTGGTTAGTTAAAGAAGGTAAAGAATATAACGGGTATGATGCCGATGTTGCCGAGTTTAATGATTTATTTATGAAAGGTGAGATGGGTCTTGATTGTGACGGAACTTGGGATTCTTGTATTAACTTGGCTCGTAAGAACTACGCAACAATGGAACACAACGGTAAAGTTAAATTAACGGGTAATAGTATTAAGTCCAAAAAAATGCCAAAATACATTGAAAAGTTTTTAGATAAGGGAGTTAAACAATTACTTAGAGGTGAGGGAAAAGAATTTATTGATTGGTATTATGAATACATTCAAAAGATATTTGACCTAAGAGTTCCGTTGGCAGAGATTGCGTCTAAGGCGAAAGTTAAAATAAGTGTTGAGGATTACATTAAACGTAGTAAACAAACAACAAAGTCGGGTAGTTTAATGTCAAGACAAGCACATATGGAACTTATTATTAGAGATGGGATACAATCTAATCTTGGTGATGTAATCTTATATGTGAACAATGGAAATAAGGCGTCTCATGGTGATGTCCAAAAAATAAATGAAAAAATGCCAAAAAAAGAAATGGATTTATTTTTTGAGATTAATGGTAGTAAACCTATTTTGGGGTCTCACGTCCAATTAAATTGTTATCGTATTGAACCATCTGATTTAGAAAATAACCCTGAAATGTTAGGAGAATACAACATTCAACGAGCAATTGCAACATTTAATAAACGAGTAGAACCATTGTTAATAGTATTTGACGATGAGGTTAGAGATACATTATTGGTTAAAAATCCAGAGGATAGAAGTTTTTATACTTCAGGTCAATGTAAGTTAATTAATGGCAAACCATTCAGTCCTGAAGATCAAGATGATGTTTATGAAAACTTAATCAAAATGGAACAAGGTGAAGTTGATTTTTGGGATTCTGTTGGTGTTGATCCTAATTATATTTATGAATTAGCTGAGACAGGTTGGGAAGAATTTATTTAACAGTTGTCAATCCATTTTAACTCCATCAGAAGAAAGCACATACCAAACACCATTGATGTTTTGTAATTCAACACAAGCACCACGACCAATAGAAATCTCATCCCAATCCTCATCTATTCTACCAATATCTGGTATTATAACACAATTGGTTAATGTTTTAATTTTAATTCTTTCTGTGGTTGTTGAGTCTAACTTTATTTTTGATTGTGTTACATCTCTAACAATTATTAGGTCTTCACCAAGTGTAGAATAAAAATCTTTATTAACGATTAATGTTTTAAAGTCATTTAAATTAACTGTTCTATTTGATTTAAAAACTGTTTTACGAATTGGGGTTTCTCTTATTATTGACATAAAATTAAATTACATATATTTGACGAGGCATTGCTCTGAACTTAAGTTGTTTGTTAAGGTTTTCAGCAAGTAACGCCTCTCGTTCCATGATTTTTTCAGGACGAAGTCTTGTTAATCTGCCTTCAGCTCCAATAAGTTCGTCTATTAATTTTGTTTTTTCATCTTTACCTTCTGTTGCCAATGTTGCATATTCCATAGTTAATTCACCATCAGGGGTTTTTAAACTACCACTAAATTTACCTCTAACTTTTGATAAAGTTTCTTTACAATATGCAGTAAAATATCTTCTAACCCAAACTTGAGCCGGATTATTTAACTTATACCAACTTAATTTATCAAATGGAACATCAGATGGTAGTAATACTATATCAGGATTATCAGTTAAACATTTGTCTCTATCACCCTGATTAGTATCATAATACCAATACCAAACTTGCCCTTTAGATAAACTTGAATTACCAAAATCAAATCTACCTCCTGGCGTATTTAACAGGTGTAACGCTTTTTTACCACCAGGTAATGCTGTAATATAATAAGTTAAGTCCCCAACAAGCATTCTTCTTTGAATATTAATTTCTTGCATTCTTAATAACATATCAAACGCTGGAGTTAAAAAATAACCACCCCCCATTGAATTTCCCATTTGAGCAAGACCTCCCCCTCCTCCAAGTCCGGTTCCATCTCCAAAACCCCCAAAACCACCAACACCAAACATCACGCTATTAAGAGTTGCTGGCGTAAACCACAACACTTCATTAATTTCACGACCTGCGGGTATTTCATATATTTGTTGATTAGCAACTAACTGAACATAATCTTTTTTAATTTCCCAATCTCCACCGGCTTGTAACCCAACAATTTTAGAATACGCATAAGTGTATCGAGTTTCAAAGTCTAAACTTTTTGTTACAAAGGCTCTAGATAATGACTGTGTGTCTAAATTTAAATTATAAAGTGATGTCCATTGAGACTCAATTAACCAATCCTGCACATATTGTGAGTAATCCTCAATTGAAAACTCTAAAAGAGTATCCATCATTTCATCTTCCAGTTCTACGGATCTTAATGGTGCTCCAAGTAAATGTCTTACTTTTTGATAAAACTGACTTCTTTCTGGTTCATTAATGATTGACATAGTTTTTATTTATAAATATGTTTATTATTAAATAATAATTTTACTTAATTCTTTTTTATATAACATAACCATTTCATTGATCTCTGAAGAACCACCAAGTTCTTTTATTTTGTCTTGAAAAAATTTAATTCTCTCATTGTAATATTCAATTTCTTTGTCCTTATTTCTAAACAGTGAAGGTTTTATTGAAACTTTTAATGGTTCTTTGGTTATTGGTATTTTAAAATTACTTTTAAGTGGATTTTCATAAAAATAAATTAAGTGTGGTGGAAATTTTGACTTATTACTTACCGTTAACATTCTATTATGATCATTTCTAAACATAATATAATTTTGGTTTGCTCTATCTACGTAAACTAAAACATCAACATTTTCGCTCTTATATTTATTTTGTGTTGCCCAAGATGGAATTACAAAATAATTACCCCTATCACTACCGTCATATAAAACTATTTGACTAACATTTACAGGTTTAACTTGGAAATATATTGTATCTCCATTTTTTAATTTTAAAACTAAGTCTTGTCCTTTTTTTCTATCGTTAATATCGCCAGCACAGTGTTCATATAGTTCATAACTAATACCTTCTTCCTCAATACTTAAGTTATATGCTTCTCTAATTGATTCTTTGGCATAGTCTTCATTAAGACGACCAACCTCAATAGTTCCAATGTTAGGACTTGCTAATCGATCAAGATACATACCATCATTACTAAATAAATTATATGCATTGTTGGTTATCCAAGTTTTAAAATCTTCAACACCTTCCGTTTCTTCCATCCATATTTTTTGAATTTCTGATTTAACTTTACTGTTGGTGTCAAAACGATTTATAATTGACCAATTACTTGTTCCTCCGTATTTTTTTTCTGAATATTCCCCACCTAAAATACCTTCATCAGTATTACATTTTTTTGTTTCTATTTTACCTATACATCCATATTTGTATTGTTTGTTAAAACAACCCTCATATTGTGACGCAATTAATAATCTAATTTGTTTTGGTGTTATTGGAAAAGAAAAATCATTTTTTTCAGATAATAATTTTTTAACATTAATATTTTCTTTAATATTTTTCTTTTTTGTTTTTAATTCATAAAGGTCATTAACAAATTCCCAATTAACAACATTCCAAAAGTTATTTATATACTCATCTCGTTTGTTTTGATATTTTAAATAATATGCGTGTTCCCAAACATCAAGACCTAAAATTGGAAACCCACCTTTTTTAACAACATTCATTAGTGGATTATCTTGATTTGGTAACGACATTATTTTTAAATTACCATCTTTTGTTAGGTATAACCATGCCCATCCAGATCCAAAACGATCTTTAGCAACTTGATTAAACTCATCTTTCATTTTTTTTATATTTCCAAAATCTTTCTTAATTTGTTTATATATTTCACCTGTCGGAACTTGTTTTTTTGGTGATAACATTTTCCAAAATAAAGCATGGTTAAACGCCCCGCCGGCATTGTTTCTTATGGTGTTGTCATATTTACTTATAGATTTTATGATGTCTTCTAACTCCACATCACCTTTAATATTCTTAATTGCTTTATTCAACTTATCAACATAACCTTTATAGTGTTTGTTGTAATGAACATCCATAGTTTTAGAATCAATAAACTTATTTAAAGAAGAATAGGTGTAAGGTAATTTTTCTATTCCAATTTTTTTCATTTCAACAATTAAATTTTCTTTAATTGTTTCTTTTTCGTTTAAAACTATTTGTTCGGATATAAGATTTAATTTATTTTTAATTGAGTTAGATTCATACATTTTTTTTTCTAAGTCTGGATGTTTTTTTTCAAACATCTTAACAAGTCTGCCAGCAAAGGCATTTGCTTCGTCTTCATTTTTTCCACCAATGTTTGGCCCTTGTTTTCTACCCTCTACGGACATTTGATGTTCATGAACCCATTCATGGGCTAAGGTTCTCATAATATCCCTATTAAGTCTGTTTTTTGCCAAGATTTTTAACTCACCATTATCCGTTCTTGACCCCGTTGACATTTTGCCAATTTGTTTACCCAAAAACTTTACAGTAATTTCTTTTTTTAATGGATATTTTTCTTGTAATAATTTTATAAAATTATGTATAAGTTCTTTATCTTCTTTTTTAAACTTGGTATCTTCGTATGTTATTTTTAATTCCATTAATTATAAATATCTCTATCGATATTTATTTATCATATTTAACATCTCTTCGGCAACATCACCAATGTTTTCTTCTAATTGATCGCCCATTACAGTTCTGATAATTTGTTTTTTACGATTTAGAATATCATATATTGCACCTTCTATTGTGTTTTCATATAAAGGATAATAAACCAACACATTATTTTTTTGACCATATCTATACGCCCTGTCTTCGGCTTGAGAATGTTCTGCTGGAACAAATGATAGGTCATTCATAATTACAACCTCAGCAGAAGTTAAAGTTAACCCAACACCAGCCGCCTTTATGTTTCCAACAAAAACTTTAATTTTTTCATTGTCTTGAAATTCGTCAACAGCTTTTTGACGATGAGGTTTAGAACAACTACCGTCTAAATAAACTGCTTGTTTACCAAAGTGTTGGTAAATCGTTTGTAAAGAATCTGTAAAGTTTGTAAATACGATTACTTTTTTTCCTTGTTCAATAATATTTTCTACAATTTCTATGGTTTGTTTTGTTTTTTCATTTGAAATAACTTTTCTAACCTTCATTAATTTTGAAAACTGAACGGTAAGTGATGATGCTTCGTCAGGATTTTTATCATACCAAGCATAATATTCCCCCATCAGTTCTTCATACTCTTTTGATTTTAAACGAAGATATACAGGAGAAATAATTTTATCAGGAAGATCTAACACATCTTCTTTTAACCTACGAAGAATTTGTTTTGAAGTCCTATCTCTTAATTCCTCTAAATTAGATGCTCCCGTTACATTCCAAACTTTTCTTCTACCTGCCATAAATTGATAACCCTGACAATAACGAATAGCGTAAGCCATCCAATTCTGAGCGACTGGTGATTCAATAATGTTTAATAGGTTATAATAGTTCATTGGACGAGAAGTCATTGGAGTTCCCGTTAATAACCAAACTCTTTTAATATTCTTAACAAAATGATTTATGATTTTTGTTCGTTGAGCTTGGGGATTTGAGATCATGTGAGCCTCATCTAAGATAACAAGGTCAAAATTTGATTGGTTGAGTAATGAATTGTCTTTTTCTTTTGTGTCGTGAAAGTTTTTTAAAATATCATAATTAACAATAACAAAATCAGATTCAGTTGAAAATTTCTTACCTTCCGAAATATAAACAGGTCTATCTGAATAATTTTCAATTTCACGTTGCCAATTAATCTTTAATGATGCGGGACATATAATTAATATTTTTTTTGCACCTGTCTCTAAAGCTGCTATGATCGTACAAGTAGTTTTTCCAAGTCCCATATCATCGGCAAGAATGAATCTTCTTGATCCTGCTAATTTTTCTATTGCTTCTTTTTGATGTTGTAGTGGAGGTCTATGACTATATTTAGAATAATCTACCTCAACTACCTCAACATTGTGTGATTTTATTAATGCTGATTTAGGAACCCAAAATTCTGTTAAAGGATCTTTCTCAAAGAATTTACCCCAAATATGATACGATTTTTCTTTCTCAACTAATAATTTCTCAATGTAAATTTTTTCAGGGGTTTCCATCAAATATCTTTCTTCTGCAAACTTCTTTGCGAAATATGTGTCAAGATCAACCCACTTACGTGCGATCTTTGGTGTTGTGTTAAAATAATTTATAATGTAATCCGATTGAGTTCTTGTTGGATAAAACTTACCATTAGTTTTTTTTTTATTTTGTAAGTATATTATATGGTTATTCGCACCACTATATGACTCGAGTAGTACAAGCGCTTTTTGCTCAACTAAGGAAGATAAGTTTTCCAATTTTAGTCTTTTAATAAAAATACTAATAAAAAAGATATTTATCAATAAAATAGTGTTTTTATGCAAAATAATGTTCCAATTTCTAGATTAGGTAAATTTTTTGGGGATCGTGATTTTGAACTTGAAATTAGTATGGGTCAGGAGTGGTTGATAGGTGATATGAACTTTACTTGTGTTCTCTATAAAATTGATAGAAACAAAATTAAAACTGACGATGTTTATGGTGAGGTTGTGGAAGACGGTATTAAATTTTTACCTCCTGTCGAATTTAACGCACAAATTACTATTGCAGCACCTGAAAATAAAATGATTGGATCAACAAAAATGGATCAGTTTGAGCCAGGTAATATTACTATTTCTGTTTATTTAAAAACTTTAGAAAACTTAAATATTGATGTTGATTTTGGTGATTATGTTGGGTATTATGATAGTGAAAATTTTGTTAGATATTATACGGTTGTTAATGATGGTCGTGTAATTTCAGATACAAAACACACATATAAAGGGTTTAAACCATTTTTTAGAACAATAATTGCCGCACCTGTTGGGCCAAACGAATTTAAAGGTTTATAATATAATTAAAAGTAATAAAATTAATAATGGCAATACCAAAGAAATCAATTAAACCATCCATACCTTTAAACTACCCTAAAACTCTTTTACCGAGAAGGGAACAGATAAAAGACATGATTACTAAGGATGGAACATATCTTCCTAAGTCATTACTACATGCAGATTTAGATCGTGGATTTTTAGATTTTGTAAAAGAAAAGTTTAGTATAGTTTCGGAAGGTAAAAAAATTCCCGTTGTAGATATTTTAATTACAACCCAAAATTGGTCTCAGTTTGTTGAAACTTGGGATTTTCAAAATATAGATAAAAATATTGAACCTCCATTTATAACTGTTATTAGAAACCCCGAAGTTAAGTATGGAAATAACCCTGCGGTTATGTATAATATTCCAAATAGAAAAATGTATTATTATATGGAAGTACCAACATGGGATGGAAATAGAAAAGGATCTGACATATACAAAATTCCACAACCAGTTCCGGCCGATTTTAAATATACTGTTGCAATTATATGTAATAGAATGAGGGATCTTAACACTTTAAATCAAAGAGTTCTTGAAACATTTGCATCAAAACAAGCGTATCAAACTATTAATGGACATTATATTCCAATAATAAATGATTCATTTGCCGACGAGTCTGTTATGGATTTAGAGAAAAGAAAATATTATATACAGAAGTATGAGTTCACAATGATGGGATTCTTAATAGATGAAGAACAGTTTGAAGTTTCCCCCGCAATATCTAGAACCTTTCAGGTAATTGAAACTGACCAAAGAAATATAAAAAGGAAACAAAAAAAACAAACCCCAATAGAACTTGAGGTAATTAAATTACAATATTTAAATAATGTCACAACGCAAGAACGCTATTTTGAATATACTTGTAATTTACTTTTTGATCGATCCGTTAATATAGAAGAATTTTCTGTCTACATAAATGAACAATATTATGGTGATAATGTTGAATCAATTCAAATTAATACAAATGACATGTTAAGGATTGATATAATATCTAGTGGTGGATCTGAGGATCCTTATCTTTTGTTTACTCAAAGTTTAGTTTAATTTTCACCATATATATCTTTTTTATCCTTACATTTTTCAATGATTAATGACTCCAAAAATTTATATATTTTAAGTCCTCGTTTATCGCAATATTTTTTTAGGACTTCGTGAACTTCGGAGTCAATCTTGAGGTTTTTTATCTTCTTGTTATCATTAGTCATAGAGGCAGAAAAAAGGCAGAATAAAATCTTACCAAAATATAAATACTTTTAGTAATGTAAAGTTTTTAGTATTTTACAAAGTATTTATAGAAATAAATAACTAAAAAAAAATATTTAACATGGCAACTAATAGTAAAGTTTTTGTTTCACCAGGTGTTTATACCTCAGAAGTTGATTTAAGTTTTGTGGCACAAAGTGTCGGAGTAACAACTTTGGGTATCGTGGGAGAAACGTTAATTGGTCCAGCATTCGAACCAATTTTTATCACAAGTTTTAACGAATTCCAAACGGTATTCGGTGGAACATCACCAGAAAAATTTATAAACACACAAATCCCTAAATATGAGGCATCTTATATCGCCAAAGCATATTTACAACAATCAAACCAACTATTTGTAACAAGAATATTAGGTTTGTCAGGATATGATGCGGGTCCGTCTTGGTCTATCGCAACTGTTGCAAATGTTGATCCATCAACTGTTGGTATTTGGTGCTTAAGTTCAGTTACTGATGTATATACTTGTGAAACAATATGTGCTCTTCCTTACCAAGAAAGTTATTTCGTAGCATTTAGTGGTTGTAATAATGATGTGTCAACAATTTCATATCTATCACAATTCCCTCAAGAAATTCAAGATATTCTTTATAGTCAATACGAACAATTTGATGGAGGCACTTCCACATTAAATGATGACATTAGAAGTTTGATTTTTGATGTTATCACAAATTCAAACCCATTTACCGCAGAAGATAAATACATTTCATATTTTGGATCTATAGATACTGATGATTACAACACTTTAACAAACGCAGGGTGGTCAGCATCTACAAACGTATTTGGAGTTCCTTCAGTTTCACTTGATGATACTGATTTAGAATCAGCTTTAAATGATCCTTGGTATTATGCATTATTTAATACTACTGGTAATACAAATTATAGTGGATATTCATTTTTCACTTATGTTACGGACTTAACTATGAATCCAGTTACGACTACAACAACGTTAACTCCTTCTCCAACACCAACACCAAACCCTTGTACAACACCAATTCCTATAACACCAACTACAACGACAACAACTTTACCGTTAAATTGTTATCAAGGAACTCTAGTATTAAAAATGTATTTCTATACAGGAACATCGTTTACGGAGTATGATAACGTAGTTGTTGGGTCTTTAAGGTCAAGAGGTGTTGCAACATACTCAACCGGAAATAACCCGTCTTATTCTGTTACAGGAACATCAGAGGTTTCTTTAAATATGACTGGTCAATATTCTTCAGTTCTTAAAAATCCTTATACCACTTTTGGTGTAAACGTTACTGATAAGTTTGGTGTCAAATATTTCTTTGAAACTTCATTTAGTCAAAACGACCCTGAGTATTGGAGTAAAGTATTTGGTGTAACTAACTTTCAAAAACCAAGAATTGAGGTTCCTGTGTTTGCAGAAGAAAATTTCCAATCTTGGCTAAACTTTGCTTGGAGGAAAGGTTACATTAAAGGTCTTAATCCAAACCTAATTGCTCTTGATTCCGCACAAAGTAGTGATCCAAATTCAATAGGATGGTATTTAGATAAATGGCAAACACCATACTCTCCATTTGTTGTGTCTGAACTTAGAGGTAATAAAGTTTATGATTTATTTAGATTCTATACAATTTCTGATGGTGACGGGGCCAACACCTTAATTAAAATTTCAATAATTAATCAAACATTTAATAATTTAACGTTTGATATATTAATTCGTGATTATTTTGATACAGATGCAAATCCTGTTGTTTTAGAAAAATTCACAAACTGTGCAATGGATCCAGGACAAAATAATTATATTGCAAACAAAGTTGGAACTTTAGATGGTGAATACGTATTAAATTCAAAATATGTTATGGTTGAAATGTCTGAAGATGCTCCAATTGACGCTCTTCCTTGTGGATTTAACGGTTTTAATTTTAGAAACTACGCAGGAGCACAGTCACCATTCCCGATAATTAAAGGTAAGTATGATTTCCCTGGTGAAGTTATTTATAATCCTCCATTTGGTTTATCTTCAGGAAACGACGATGCTTTGGTTAGTTCAGGTGATAACGTTAGAAGAACTTACTTAGGTATGTCTAATTCTTATGGTTGGGATCCTGCATTCTTTGAATATGTTGGTAAAAGAAACCCTATTAACTCTTGTGATATTGAGGGTCTACCTTTTAATTACAGATCAGCTGGTTTCCACATGGATGTAAATGCAAGTGGATTAACAATAGGACCCGAGTTTTCAACAAGTGGTGGACAAAGATTTATTTGTGGTAACTCACCATTTATAACAGACCCTGAATTACCAACAAACGCATATTATAGACTGTTCGCTCGTAAATTTACATTCTTAGTTCAAGGAGGATTTGACGGATGGGATATATATAGAGAATGGAGAACAAACGAAGATAGATTCCAAATTGGTAGAACCGGATATTTGAATGGGGCTTGTCCTTCATCACGTTATCCTACAGCTAAAGGTTGGGGAGCATTTAAAGAAATTTCTCTTGGAGATGGAACTCAAAATTTTGCAAATACCGACTACTACGCATACTTGTTGGGTCAACAAACATTTGCTAATCCAGAATCAACTAATATTAATGTATTTG